TAAGGTCATTTAATTCTCCTTTGCGGGCTTTGTTCCAAAGACGCGAACATAAGTCATATCTTCGCTGTAAGCCTCTGCCCATTTATTCTCTGTGAAGGTTGCAAAGGTTATAAGGGCTTGGTTGTCGGCCTCAAGCGTAAGAACAACCTCGTCAAGAATGGCTATTTGATCAACCAGAACGTCAATCTTGTGAGCTTGTTCTGCGAAATACCAAGTTCCAGCTATAACTTGAGCGATCATCGCAGCGACAAGCGCCAAGGGAACCTTTACATCTGCCATGATTACTTCCTAAAAAACTTCGTTGCGGAACGCACGGCGAAGCTACTGGCAACGATCACGCCCAAAGTGTACTGATACCACTCTGGCATGGCTTCCAATGCAGCGAACCCATCAGCAACAGCCTTGCGGCCCCATTCCCCAGTGAATGAAAGCACAAGTGGAATTGAAAAAAGTAAAACCAAATATTCATCCTTCCATGAATTTTGGGTTCCCTGAGCCATGATCCGTTCCCAATCAGCTACGCTTGTCTTTTCGCTGAGAAGTATTTTGGATTTGGTTTCTGCCTCAGTAAGCTTTAGCTTTGCTTCCGCTGCGGTCTTGTCCGCTTTGCCCTGCAACCAGCTTCCAGCGAGGTTAGCGATTGGGCCTATAAATGCTTGTATCATCTACCCATCCATTCATTGATAATTACAAATATCAAGGCACAGGAAAAAGTGCCAAGAAAAGATGTAACTAAAATATCTGTCATTTCTCTGAACTTAGCCATACGGCTATCGTTCCAGTCATGGCCCCGCTTACTACTGAAATCATTGCGGATTGCTGAGTTGATAAATCATCAAGACTCATTCCCCAGTTTATAACCTTGATATACATTATGGTCATAACCAGCATCATAATGCGTGGCATCAAGCGATATTGGAGGATCTTTTCAAAGGTATTTGCCATGTCAAACCTCTATATTTATTTTAGTTCCCTGCGGTCTATCCGCTGTAGTCTTGCGCCCAAACCTATCATAACTTTGCTGCAAGTCCAATGTTTGCTTTGCGAGAGCCTCTAAGTGACTGTGATTGGCCCTGTGTTCTTTCTCTACCCTTTGCTCTGCTAAATGTGTTTCGATAGCCTCACGCTCTCTCGTTTGCTCGTGAATGTGTGAGGCAACATTAAAAGGCATAGAGCCAATACCGCTCAAACCATCTGCCATCAGATACGCCCCTGCTTTGCCAGAATAATAACAATGGTTATTCCAAGCATAATAGTAATAATGATTGCCCCGCCGCCATAAATTATAATGCGTTCAATCATTTTAGCTTTGCGTTTTCTCTCCGCTTCAAGCTTCGCTTTACGATCTTTCCTTGCTTGCACCCGTATGGCTTGCAATTCACCCCAAGCGCTAAAGCCCCGCGTTGCAATTACGATTTGACGAAGTTCTTCTTCCGCATCCTTGGCTCTTTGAAGATTGACGAAAGTTTCCATAGCGTTTTCATCTGAACCAGAGAAAAGGCTGTTTTTCTTTTTCTCATGTGCAGCACGTAAATCGTCTACACCATCAAAGAACTCTCCGATTTGCTTGGTTACATTGACCAATTCTTTGCCCGCTGCTACCGCAGATTTAACCGCAGCCAGTGCTGTAAATGGATCAATCATGTATCGCGCCCTACTACTATGTAATTAGGGCAACGCGCCTCTGGCATTGTCCTAATGACCTTTGGATAATGGTAATAAAACGAAGGTCGAGGGCATCTATAAACACATGCCTTATACATAATCCCAAAGGGATACATTCCAAAAGCGATTGATGTTAGGGCGCAAATCATAGCCCTACTATATCACATTTTATTTCTGGGCTAAATTCTGAACGTCACGTCTAAGCTCTTTTTGCTCATCGCGCATTTCTTTAAGAAGTTCTTTAATGTCATCATAGCGGGCCTCAAGCACGGCAATCTTTTTCTGATTTGTAAAAACAAACCTTAAAAGAGCGCCCAAAGCACCAATGACTGCGAGTGTAATCGCTACGGCTGGAGAAAGTATTGCATCACTCAATTTCATAAGGCCTCCGTACAGCTGAATGAAAAGCCATACTTACTAACGTGGTCAGCATCCCAACCTAGATCATTACTATCCATTCTCATTACAGCCGTTGTACCAGATATTGAGGCCGATGTAGACCCGCTAATTGCAACTTTTAATGATGGCTCGATTGTAGCCGTTCCTGTTCCTGACATATCTGAAACAATCATATGAAGCTGAGAGGATGATCCAGTGCCAAATTGCACATAATCTCCAGCTTTTAATGTACCATTTAAGGTCAAAGGAATAGTAGTATCTCCAATCGCATGGGTTCCGCTTGTAACAGATGCTGTTGTAGCTGTGCCAATATTTGATTGTCCATCAGGATCACCCATCAAAAATGTATTGGCCCGACCACGAAGCTTCAAAAAGAATGCTTGCCATGCACCCGCCTGAGAGCGCTTCATAGGAGGCAAAGTAACCGTTGCTTGCCAACATGCCATAGAATACTCATAAACTTGCTCATGACCGCTAAATGGGCTTCTGTTACCCGCTACAGACCGCTTGATTGACCAAGAGGATTGAGTAAATGCTGGAGAACTGGGCATAGTAATTAAAGCCATTATGCAAGCGCCTGTCTAAATGAACCGCCGCGTCTACTGCTATCCGCGACCGCATTCAGTGTATCTTGTTTTATAACAGGCAGCAACGAAAGCATTTCAGCCCGCACTGTTTGAGAAACTCCTGTTTCTACATTGATTGTTTGATTTACAGTTATACCGCCGCCGCCAAGAGCATTTTGAGTATTCATATTGTTCATGATTTTGCCCGCTCCAGAAGGAACGAATAACTCAGGTCCGCGCTCCCCAACTAGAGTAGGAGTGTTGGGCTGAATAGTTCCCCCACCCGCTGCGCCAAATAATTGACCAGATGGAAGCGGGCTAAACCCTGATACACCGCCAAAGATTGAGTTCATGATTTGATTTACAACGAAAAGCTCAATCGCCTTGGCTAAAATGGTTTTAACTAAATCTGCAAACATACTTTCCATAGATGCTTTGAAGTCTTTCCCATCCATGATGGTTTCTGCAAAGCTTTGACTTACACCCGCGCTAAAACTTGCAAGAGCACTATTCATTTCATCAGTAAGCATCATCATTGCAGTTATATCAGCTTCGACTTCTTTAATTGTTCCATCGAATAATGAAAGATTTGCATTCGCATGAGCTAAAGAAACTGAAAGAGTATCCGTTACGCTGGCGTAATTTCCAGAAGCTAAAGCAACAGCCAAAGTTCTTTCTACCATAGGGGCCAAAAGCGCGTCATTCTTTTTTTGAATGTCAAACATAGCAGAATTTACTTCCGCTTGTTTAATGGCCTCTTTATTTCCTGATTGCCTCGCCGCTTTTAATTCTTTTTCAAGCTCAAGTTGACGCCGCTTTATAACTAATTCTTCAGCTAATGCTCTCTGTTTCTTGGTAAATAAATCGAAATCACTTCCATCATCACCAGTATCTTCCCCATCTGGAGAAATACTGTCCATTTTGATAGATGCAAGAGCCTGTTGCGCTAAAAGCTCCGCTTCAAGTTGCTCAAGTAAATTCTTTTTTAAATCAATTTTTGCTTGCTCATTAATAAAGAAACTATTGTTTGCGGGATCTTCAAGAAACGCGATCTCATTATTAAGCTTTTGTATCTGCTTTGCAGTTCCCTCTGCATCATTGCCAAACTCAGAAAGAACTCCAATAGCTTGCAAAAATGACCTAGTTACACCAACGCCATCTCTAAACAATTCTACAAGATCTGTAGCCATAGGCAAAAGCTCACGACCAATATCAAGTGCAAGGGTAGAAATTTCAGCACCTAAAGCTTTTGTTTGATTGGCATAACTATCAGCTGTTCTAGCTGCATCGCCCTGTGCGTCTGTTGTTCCATCAAGTATAAGATTTAGTCTTGCTTGCACTTTCTCTGAGTTTGTAACCTCATCACCGGTTCTTTTTATGCCCATCCGCAAAAGTTCTTGCTTCAAGGTTGCCTCTGTAATGACAACGCCAAATCGTCTAACTGTTTCATGGTTGCCTACTAAAGCGCTTTGGAAAGCCGCCATAGTATCAACATCAGAAGCATTGTTAAATGAAGCTACATCAACAGCAAGCTTCGTTAAATCAACTGATAATTTAGCGGCCTCTCCACGAGCAAAGCCCATTGGAACAAATGTGTCTTGAATACTTGAAGCCATTTCTTCAAGTTCATGAGAGGATCTGCCTACTGATGCACCAAAAGCACTAAGATCAGAAACAACCTGATCTCTAAACTGACCAAAGACTACAGATGATTTTGATTGCATTTCAGCAACGTCACCTGCAAGATCAATAGCAGCCTTACCAGCACGGGCTAATGAAATAGCTATTACACCAATCGCAGCTACATTTACAACTCTACCAAGGTTTTTAAACGCCGCTCCAGCTGCGGTTGTCGATTTTATAGCATCCTTCTGTAAACGATCTAAATCACGCTTAATATCAGACATATCCGCTTCGATGCGGACTAGAAGGGTATCAACTGTTGTAGCCATTAATCTGGATACCTTTCCATTAAGTCCTCTAGTTCATCCTTTTGCATGGGAGGTGGCTTCCCAGACGAATGAAACTCAGAAAATCCTTCTATAGCAGAATAGAACTCAATAAGGCTCATGTTCCAAAAATCATCTGGCCTTATTTGCATTTTCCCCAGTCCAATTTTCATAAAATCTTCCCAAGGGAAACTATCTACACTTGTGCCACCTCTTTTTCGTTTCCCGCGTTACTACCGCCCTGCAAAGCTGCCGCCAAAACCTCTCCAGTTACTCGCATAGAATTTGCTAAACCAGCATCCCATATGATACTTTTGACATCATTTTCTCTAACATCATTACCACCGCCTCTTATTATAGGTGTTAAGATAGAGATCATTTCTGCTGTCGTTAAATTACCATCTGTAAGCTTAGTTAATACTTTTACAATTCCTATACCTAAAGCGGTCTCAATTTTTATGATCGCGTCCAGAGTTATCCTTGCGCTCCAAGTCTTTTCTCCCAGTTTTAGGCTCATCTCCCCGCGCTTTGGGTTTGACATTGGTTACTTCCTTTCCACTTATTAAAAGTTCCTCATTGCGATTTGCTACGTTTATAACGCTTTCTGCAATATAAGATTTACCCCCAACCTTGAAATAGCTACCTACTTCAAGTGCTGAGGAAAAACCCATTACAAAATCGCATTGAGAATTTGATTTGGCCCAGCCAGTAAAAGTTGAGCCATCAACTTCTATTTCAACACTGAGCCAAGCCATTTTTATTCTGCCGTAAACGCAAACGTTCCAGCGCTCTCAAGACTGATTGAGTATGTTACTTCGCCGTTATACTCACCCGCATATTCAATAGATGAGATCATCATCGGTCCAGCGAATGTTCCAAACCCAGGTACTACAACATCAAAGTCAGTAAATGTTCCTGCTGTTCTTTGAGCATCGAAAGCTGTGCGAACAGCCGCTTCTGATGGCTGGTCAGTAAATACGCCTGATCCAGATGCGGAAAATGATTGAACACCACCACCGCCTAAAAGCTGCCGTAAACCAGAGCTATCCTTGGTTGTTACATCAACCGCTTCGTCATTCATTGTAATCGAAGTTGACCGCAACCCAGCAACAGTTGTCGCTGTTCCGCTTATATCAACTTTCAGTAGCATTGCGGAGCCTTTTTGTGCCGCCATGTTCTTTCTCCTTAGTTGTCAAACACGATGGCGCGAAATCTCATTACTCCGTGCCGCGTTATTCCATCAGCTTCCTCAAGGGTCGTAGCGAACTCTTGCCGTATGTTGACCAATGAAGCACCTGACACAGTTATAGCAGTATTATGAAGGTTTTGGTAGACCTGTTGCATAATGTGCTTAATTTCGTATCTGCCTCGATATTCTGACCAAACATGAATAGTTAGCGTATGCTCAACTGCATCTACTGTTTTAGTGCCATTATTAATGGCGGTTTCCTCTCCAATATTTATATATGGCGCGGCTGTTCCTTCTGGAACATCATCATAAACAGGAACATCAGAAACACTTGCTCCTGATATTGTTGCATCATTTAACTTTGCATATATCGCCTTCTGCAAATTCCAAGAATGTAAAGCCATTACCCGCCCCTTGATCTTAAACGCGCAAATTTGCGGCGTATTTTTGGCCTATTTTCTTCAAGAGCGGGCTGTAAAAACGGCCTTGCTTGCATTTTACTGGTTCCAAACTCAAGAGCCTCAGAATAATCTGCTCTACTTTCTACTGACCCGCCCAAGCCATCAGCATCTATAACCATATGAATATTAGCAGCTAAATATCCTGTGTCAGAATTTGGAGGATTACCCGCCGCTGAAGCAGTATGAGTACGGCGCGGATTATATTTCTGATAGGTTGCACCACTACTGCTATGGGATTGAATGCTTTGCTTTGCTGTATTCATTGTATCTTGAGTTCCAGAAGCAATAATTTTCATTACGTTTCTAGTATATCCCGCCTCAACAGCTTTATAATTTGGCTTATTTATAACTTTTGCCCTTATACTCATGAGGCTACACCTTCCTCACAATCTAAATCAAGAAACTTAAAGCGATTATCTACATTCAAAACGCCCTTGATAGTAAAGGTTCTAGTCGTTTGGCTACCATTACGACGATAGGTTTGAACAAGCCGATTAGCAGTCGTTAGATCTGCTCTATATCTAACTCTTATAGTGCTTTCTAATTTATCTCTAAGCTTATCAGCAAAAACTGTCTCATTTGAATTTTTGGGCGTAATGCTGGCGAAAACAGTAGCTACCTTTGTCCAAGCAATAGAAGATCCACCGCCTTGATCTGAGGTTCTTGTAGCAGACTGTAACTCAAGCTTGTTACGCATATTCCCGATAGACATTTAGCCAATCCCCGCTCTTACCATTCCCTTGTAAGGCGTAGAACCAAATCGCATTATTTGATATGGCGTCAAAAGCTGGGTCAAAAGCTTTGGAGGCATTGGCACAACATTTCCCTCACCATCGCCTCTATTCTCATACATAAAAGCGCAATACTGCATCATTGCGATCCTTATAGGCTCTGGTACGCTTTGGGTGGTTGCGCCATATCCCGCCGTGTAAGTTATCTTTAAAGCGTTAGCCGCTCGTAATTCTGTCGGGTACGACCCGCCATCTCTAAGAATAACGCGGGCTGGCTCCCTGATTGTATCAACATAATAATTCTTTGCTGACCATGTTGTTTCTGTGTCTTGGTCAATTATATTTAAAGCACCGCCCATGCCGCCATGATTTGAACAATAATAGTAAAGCTCGACCTGTAGATCGTTGGGAACTGTTATCTCAAGATATGCTCCTGCAGTTCCCGCTGTGCCGCTAGTTGTTACTCCTGTTGTATAGGGGGAACCGCCAGCATGTGTTCCATTAGGAGTTTCCGATAAGCGAAAAGGATGACCGCTATTACTAGCATCATCTTGCTTAAACCTATATGTAGAATTTCTTTTGAGGGTTAAGGTTTGCTGAGACGTTCCGTCTATTACAAACACGCCGCCCGCAACGGTAACGTCATATTCTAAATCTTCTGCATCACCATCATTATAATATTTAATATCTGAAACAGCGATTGCAGGGGCTAGGGCTAACTCAATGTTGTTTTGATAACTAACAATATCAGGGCCAGTTTTCCAACCTTCCCACAGCGGCATATCAAAGGGAACGAACCCATCCATCCATTGCTGCATAGTGCGAGTTATGAGAGCTCGGCCTGTGTAATTTTCGGCCCATTCCCGCGCCGCAATGATAAGGCTCATCACAAGGGTTTCATCTACATCATCGTCAAGTCTAAGAGCATCACGAACTTCTATAACTGTAAGCGGCTCTCTTGCGGGCTGCGTTTCTACGACTAATCCACTCATGATATATCATCCGTAATTGTTATTCTGATAAAGTCAGAATTTGGGAATGTTTCAACTTTTCCATCTACGAAGGTTATTTGAAATTCAGCCTCATAAGATCCTATTGTGTCTGTATCAGACGCGGCCCACTCATATCTTACTTGACCAGCATCCGCATTGTGAATGATAGCGGAGGCACTTGTTTTAACCGTGGTTTGCCCAACGGCCCGCATCTTAAACATTGCAGTCGCAGCGGTAAGATCTACCACAGCGTCATTGCCATCTTTGAGAGTTACAAGAATTATTGGGGCTGTATCGTTTTGCTTAATGTAAAAAGCCATGCGCTGCGTCCATTCGTTTCTAGCCGCACTCTACACGAAAAGATTGCGTAAGTTAAGCCGCTTCGTTTACTTCGTTTACTTGAAGCACAATCGCGGAGTTTTTAGATTGGACTTCTACCGCCTTATTTTCTGACGGATCTTCTACTACAATATTTTCGCTATCTATTTCATCGGCATATCTACCTATGCCAACATCATAAATTAGATCGGGGATAATCGGAGCGCCAGTTGTTATGTTGTTTGGCGTTAGGATATGCACTTGCCCAAAGGCCGCGCTTGGAACGCTAGGAGCGCCCGTTGAGATATTTGCAGTAGTAAATCCGTAAATAAAGTTTGGATCAATCTGAGGTACGCTAGGCGCTCCTGTGGTTATTCCTTCCCCGCCTAGAACATGGGTTTGATTTAGAACCCCGCTATCAATAACAGGAACGCCCGTTGTAACATCTGCCGTTGTAAAGATATGCTTTTGTGTAATGGATGCATCGGGAACACTAGGAGCGCCCGTAGAAACGTCTGGAGTTGTAAGGATATGCACTTGTTCAATAAGGGGAGAGCCAACAACAACGGGGTCTGTCGCAAAGCCTTGCGGGGCCATGATATGATCTTGAAAGATAGCCGCCGTTCCAAGAGTAGGGATTCCAGAATTGAAGCCCTCACCCACAAGAATATGTGTCTGATTTATTAATGCGGTTCCTACATCTGGGCTTCCTGATGTCAAATCCGCACCTAGCAACTGATGATCTTGCGCTATCGCGGCGGCTCCAAGGACAGGCGCACCCGTGTCAAGATTTGGCGCGGTAAATGTTTCTTCCTCAAACATTGTGCAATTATCAACAACGGGCGCTCCCGTAGAAACGTCTGACGTAGATAGGGCATGCGTTTGATTTATCGCGGTATCTGCAACAGTAGCCGCCCCCGCAGTTATAGAGCTTGCAGTTATAATATGATCTTGAACTATCCCAGTAGAGCCAACGCTAGGCGCACCCGCATCAAAGCCCGTTCCAAGCAATACATGATCCTGATTTATCCCTGTCGTTCCTATATTGGGCGCACCCGCATCTAAATCATTGCTCGCCAGAACATGGGTTTGCGAAATAGATGTAGAGCCAACCGAAGCGGCCCCCGTGTTTATAGTTTGCGGAGAAACAGCATGCTCTTGATTTATGGTTGCGTTTCCAACTGTAGGCGCGCCAGATGTAATACCATTGGCTGAAAGCGGGATTGTAGGAGTTAGAACAGCTTGCCCTATAGAAACCGCGCCAGTTGTTATATCATTTGCAGCAAGATTATGCCCTTGTATAAATGTAATATGAGGAACAATCGGAGAGCCAGTAAACAGATTTGCCGTTCCAAACGTCTCATCTTCAGCCATGTTGGCAGTCGGGACGTCAGGAGCACCAGATGTTATACCTTGCGGACTAAAAACATGATTTCCAGCAATAGTAGGAGATCCGACAGAGGGCGCACCTGTTGTAATACCTTCAGCACCTAAAACATGATTTTGAGCAATAGCCGTTGTCGCAACGCTAGGCGCGGCGGTTGTAATTGATTGACCGCCCAAAACATAAAGATGGGTAGCTGCGGAAAATGGCTGCGTACTAAATGGATTTAAAGCGTTCATGGCAAACCTCTATTTTCCGCACCATATCAAATTTATATGTTTACGTCACCCTGATAGCGGCTTGTCCACATAGTCAAAGAATATTTAACACCAGATTTTAAGGGATTGACCTTGTGCCCATGCGTAACTGCGCTTGGAAATAGGATGCAATGCCCCAAGGGAACATTGATATTTGAAAAGTTTTGATGCGGGAAGATCAATTCAGCCCCTTCATAATCTTCGTTTAGCTTTACGCTTCCAGTAACTAAAGAGGCATCAGTATGAAATCCAAGGCTGGTTTGTGTATCCATCGCATAACGCATGGTAAAAGCGTCACGAAGCCCGATATGTTCCATTGGCGTCCATTTGCTTTCTGCAATTTTTCCTAGATGATCTCTCCATGCCGCCTCAAGCTCTGACCACATTCCAAGCCTGTCTACCCTAATCTCTTGTGCGGGAAACTTATCACCGTCCATTTGGCCCCATCCACCTACTGCTTCAGATTTTGCAATTATATTTTTGCATTGCGCCTCTGAAAGAAAGGGAACGACAAGAATATCTTTTGCGACCTCATCATAATTTAAAGAATTTACTGGCGGGATTTCAATGGCGCTTTGGGTATATCCAAACTTATCCGCTAAAGAGTTAAATCTAGCTTTCGCGTCATCGCCGCCATTCCCATGATATATGCAAGGGCAACACATCCCGTTAGATATTTGCTGACCGTCAAAGCTTACCTCGTCATCGCACTGAAAGATATAACCCTCATGGTCTAGCTTTACGTTTAGCCCATTAGCCCCAAGATACCGCTTCTGCATCCATAGTTGATCGTCTTGTCCATTGGCTACGACCTCGCTAAAGAAGTGATTGAGCCGCGCTACCTTCCCCATATAAACTCCGCTATTGAGATATTTGTAGGGGGTTGGGGTCATTGGAAATTGCGGCGCTATCGTAGGCTCAGGCCAGCAAGATTTTTCCGCTGCAAATAAAATATCGCAATCAAACCCATCAAAACGCTCTTTGATCGAATGAATATTATCTGTAAATAAAACATCATACCCATCAACGAAAAGAACTAAATCTTCATCAGGTAAGGCTTGAATATGGCTGCGAACAAGGTTGATCTTGTGACCACCGCCCTGCCCTTCCATGGTGCCGCCGCCCCACTCGACGCCGCTTCCTAGATTTAGATACGTTATGCCGTGGCGCTTGGCTGATTGCTCAAGACCCCACATTTTATTTTCATCCGTTCCAACAGTAATAATATGAGTTTGCATTGATCCACCTTCAATTTCGCTTGGCCTTACTGACCGTGGTATTTGTTTAACAAGTTCTGGCTTGTAAAAATAGTTAAAAGAATTTTTAAGTTTCAAGGGCAACCACTCATCGGCGGGAATAATTTTTTCCGCGAACCCCTCGCATAAAATGGTAGCGGTCTTTGGCGTTATGGCGTAAGCGTGAGCATTGTACCAATAGCCAAGGCTGTTTTCCCTATAGCCTAGCCAAACGCTGTCATGAGACTTTAAAAAGCCATCAACCTCCGCGACATCAAAAGAAGAAAAAACCGCATCTTCCTCAAGTACGATACCCGCAACGCCAGAGGCCGCAATCCTTTGCCACACTCGAAAATGGCTTACTGAGCAACCAAACTCCGTTTTAAGCAACCCTCGCCCTAGAAGTGGGTCAACCCACGCTCTATCGGGCTTACATCCGCTCTCTGCTATTATTTGTGCCCAATCTTTACCCCTAGCATCGAAAGCATCGCCATGAAGGGATATTTGATAGACTATCGCCAACTTCGGCCCCTACAATGGGAAAAAGAACATAGCCTGATTTAGTCTATGCTTACCGCCAATTAGGACCATGAAACCAAGCCACTAGAGATTTTCGAACCCCAGAAGTAACTGGTGCGACACGATGCTGTAAATAAGATGGAAATACAAGAACTGTACCCTTGTCTCTGCTTTCCGCGTCTGGCTGCTCTACTTCCGCAAACTCGAAGTAACCGCCTTCGTAATCATTTGGATCTGAAAGTTGAATGGTTACAGATAACTTCCTATCTTCATTACCATCCCAATTCCAGTCTATATCGTGATGCCAGTCATACCTTCCTTCTTCCGAACCGTGGTATTCTGTATATTGTATTTCTGACTTTGGGGTTACATCTACACCCATTACCTCGCCAGCTTGCGCAACATAAGGCCATAATAAATTTAATACGCCTATATTGCCTGTCATCCAAGATACTTTACTTTTTCTGTGCTCGGTGTTTAGCCCACTAAACGTGGTTGCCTCCTCAACATCTGCCTTTGAAGCAGCTTCAAGTATCTCATCAACATTAACTGACTTATGCCAGTATAGCCAATTTTGTTTTGTCAATTTTTGATCCCTTTTTGTCGTGCAGTATTAATATCCTATAGCTATATAATTTCCTGGGTATTGGTTGCCTACAGAGTTTGAATAAGAGTTAAGTCTGTCATAGCAAAAACCTGTTCTTGATATAGAAGTAGCATAACCACCCATAGAAACAACTACTTGGAGACAAGCAGTAGAAAACGCTGTTCCAAAACTATAACATTGGTTGTTATCGGTAGTACTGCTAATCGTTCCCCAACGGAATTGAATATTGGGTCCATTCCAGTAATTGCTTCCTCTTGTACCTGTTCCTGATGGTCCAGTTGGCCCCGTTGGGCCAGTGGGCCCAGTGCCACCAGTGCCTCCAGTCTGCCCCTTCTGACCCTTCGCTCCTGTGCTTCCTGTTGGTCCTGTCGGGCCAGTAGGTCCAGTGCTACCAGTGCCTCCTGTCGAACCCGTTTGCCCCTTTTGCCCTTTTTGCCCTGTCGGACCAGTTGGCCCTGCTCCACCAGTACTACCGACCTCGCCCTTCTGACCTTTGGCCCCAGTTGGGCCTGTGCTTCCTGTTGGGCCAGTGCTTCCCGTCTGACCTTTTTGACCCTTCGCACCA